CCGCTTGAAAGTACAGCCAACGAAATGGCACCCGACCCCGAAAGTACAAGTTGCCTGAAAAGTACAGCTAACGAACATGCAGTGGTCTTGAATGTTGAGCCTGGAGGGAATGTTTGACCTTTGTAATACTGTTTATATGCCATAAGGGAAATACCGATGAGAAACCAAGAACACGAGGAGTTTAACTCCCCACCTACTTTACCCGCAGAGTTTAACATAGGATTGGACTACGGGTACTATAAGCGGATATATATTCCTACGTTGTGCCGAGAATTGTTACTGTTTGGCAGTACCAGACTGATTGAGGTGTTGGACAAGTATCAGATAACGGCAGAAGATTTTGAAGCAATT